TATCATCAAGATATGGTTCAAGATAGAATACTTTATCCTCAGGCTTAACGCCGTAAATAGTATTAGCTCTTGCGAATACATTAGCATCATCTGTTGCTTCAGCATCAACAAAGACAACAATTGAATCTGTATCTACTTCATTGTTTGTAAGGAATACTCTTAATACACCATCTGCATCAACAATAAACCCTTCTCTTTGGAAACTTGTTAGCATTTCTCCTTCAAACATTTCTACATTTTGTACTTCAAATACTCCTGGTGCAGTTCTTCTTGCTGTGTACGATTGATCTGTTACGAAGTTATAACTCTCTCCTTGAAAGTTAGCGGATAATGCAAAATATCGAGGAATTGAAATCGTTGAATCTGGTGTGACAGTATCTTCTATTCTTAAATTAACAGTTGCTTTAGCAGATTTACGTGAACGAGGAATATAGTTTAATTCTTTTGCATGAGAAACGATAGAGTTCTTAAGGACGGCAGAGTCAAGAAACATTTCGTTAAGTGCCATGTTTGTATAGAAGTTATTATTATAACTATTAAAAGCAAGTACATCAAGCAAAGCAGACAAGTTAGAACCTTCGAAGTTATAGTCCTTAAATTGTGTTTGCGTTTTAAGATATACCTTAAACTGATCTTTGATTCTTTCGAAGTCTAATTCAGTAATTGGTGTTTTTGGATTTGCCATCTCTATCTATTCCTTTTTAATATAACATCTAATGAAATTGGTTGTTGTTCGTTACGAACATAGAAAGTAATTTTAACTGTAACGGATCCTGCATCAAGATCTCCCGAAACGAATACGTCAATTAAACTTGCCCTTGGTTCATATGTTGTAATTGTAGATGTTACTCTGTCTTTAATTAGTTTAAGCGTGCCTGGTGTTAGATTCTCAAAAAGCATATCACGAATATTGCCACCTAAGTAAGGTTGCATTGGTCTTTCGCCACGATCGGTTAATATAAGATTTTTAATTGCTTCTTTAACTGCCGCCTCATCTTTTTGTAATGCAATGTCTTTTGACACAGGACTAATACGAAGATCCTTATGGAAGTCCGTATAAAGATTTATCTTTTTCTTTTTAGGCGATAAGTACTCTGCAATTGACATTTATAATATTTCTCTTAAATCTAAATGAATGAAATCATTGTATTCTTTAACGTATTTAAATCCTGTTTTAAACGCGTCTTCTAAAAACTTTGGAACGTCAGCCATATCTTTTTTAATATCAACCACCATTCCGCTTAAATGGGAATTATCTTCTGCCCATTCTTGTTTTGTATTATAGGCTTTACTTACCCAACCATTTGTTATGATAAGTTTACTGCCTGTTAATAACCTTAATCTTTTGAGGTATACTTTAACATCAAGATCTACTCTTGTATATCCGTATATACCAACTCCTTCTTTTGAGTCAAAGTGATTTACGCTTCCACTAGGTCCCAAACCTATATCTGCATCATTACCCGCGAATACAATACCGCATCTTGGCAGATCTCTATAGTCCGCAGCGGTAATAGGGGCGATGTTCTGTGGTGGGTTGCCAGTGTTTGTAATTACGTCTCCACCAGTCAAAGTCCATCTGCCTTCTAATCTATTTATTACCTCTTTCCTAGTTGTTGGAGAATACCGTATAGCTCCAGCTTTAATAGCAGTAGATTCGTTAATTCTTGAGATCGTCTGAAGCCTGTTTACAATCGTTGAGTATCTATTGGTATAATCATTAAGGGGTTTGTTAATGTCCCTTATAAGTGCTTCTACGTTTGCCGCAAGTGCACAAATGCGAGCAATAAGGAATTGTATTTCTTCTATTCCTGGGCTTTCAAACAAGCTTCTTGCGTAATCAATTAATCCTGAAACCTTATCTTTAATACCTTTTTTATTTTCAGGCGTAAAGAACGCACAAGTTTGTTCTCGTACTGTCATAATACCTTTTACAACTTTAGAATCAACGAATGTTTCAAAACCTTCTGTAATAGCAGCGGGATCGAAATTACCAACCATATCTTCCACTTCTTGGAATACTTGTTCAATAACGGCTTCTATCTTTTCCTTGATTTCTTTAATAAGTTTTTCAATAATTTCTTTAACAGTAAGATCTTTAATCCCGTCGTATCCTCTNGAAATCTTACTTGCTAATTCAAAAGCATCTGCTATTAAACCTTCTACAACTCCGATTAAGTCAAAGAATGCATCAATAGAAGAAAAGATAGAATCAAATCTATCGCAGAATCCACCTAATAAACTTGTACTGAAATCATTCTTATAATAAGAATCTAAGTTTCTTGCTAATCTTTGATAATCATTTTCATTTATTACACCTTGAGGAGTATAATTATATCTCTGAATAAAGTCAGCAGTTTCAAGTTGAGAAATATTACCTCGTTCCCATCTTCCTTTAAGATCAGGATAACTTCCAAGATCACCAATTCTCTGTCGAAGCAATCCATTTAAATAATTACTTGAAAGATTTAAATCATCACCATATAATCTTATAGCTTTTGTTAATGGATTAGATTCAGCATCACTCACAATACTTTCTGCAACCTGTTGTGTTACTGCATCAATTTGAGAAAGAGTATATCTTCCTTTTAAATCTGTAACGTTTACTGGTTCTAAAGATAACTTATTTAAAGCAACCTGATCATTAGGATCTGGACATACGCCTGCCATTTTACACGCCTCCTATTACAGAATTGGTTGCCGAATCATCAAGAGGCGCAAGAACACCTGCAGAAGAACCCATTGCGAAATAACCTTTTGGAACAATAGAAGTTGACTTCCCAGGAGGTTCAGGCATCTTGGCTTGTGTCATACCCCATGCACCATTTCCAATAGGCAAGAAGTCAGCAATAATAGCAGCGAATGCAGAAGCAGGATTTAATATCTTAGCAATAAATTCTGGACTGTTTCCTGTAGGATATGCCCAACCTGAAGTAAGTCCTGGTAAAGGAGCAACAATTGGAGCAGATACGGCAGGAGGTAATAAAGCAGGTACACTTGGTATTGATACACTTACGACAGGTGGACGATAAGCACCGTTATATGCAGCGCCTGTAGCAGTCATAAGTGGAGCACCTAATGTTGTAAAGTCACCACTTGTTGCCGCAACAGATGTAGCAATAACTGATGGAGAATTCACAACCGTGCTTGAAGTAATTACACCTGAATTAATAGCAGTTGTATTAAATATTCCAGTATGAGAAGTTGAGACTGAAGCAATTTGCATCGTAGGTGTAGTTAAACTCCAACCTGGTGTTGGTACAGCAGTTCCTGTTAAAGGAGTAGGCGGTATTAAACCACTTGCTAAACTGATTATGTTTGAAGCTGTATTATGTATATCACCTGGAGTTGATAACTTAATTGCTTTTGTTGAGAATACATCATAAGTATTTAATGCTGTATTTTTAATATTCTTGGCAACGAAGTTTAATTGATTAACCGACTCAAACTGTATTTCTTTTTTACCAAATACAGTCATAATACCTGCGTTGGCTTCTAACTTAACATCACCGCCTCTTAACTGAACTTGTTCGCCACCGTTAAGATTCATTTGTCCGCCAACACCAAACTCGGCATTGCCATGAACAAGCATTCGATAGTCACCTTCTATTTCTTCAGTCTTATCGCCTTTTACATAAACGTGGGCATTACCGTTAATCGTAACAACACTATGTCCTGAGGATTCGTGCTTCGTTCCAATATTAACTTCATAACGGTCTGCTTCAGCTCTTTCAGTAACAGATCCTTTTGAGTCTATTTGAATATAAGCACCTGAGTTGTGGTGAATCATGATTCTTTCTGCGCCTGGAGAATCATCAATCTCAATACTATGTCTATTTGTTTTAATTACTTTATTAAATGGATATTTGGCAGCGTATGCAGGTGTTGGTTCAGACCACGTTTCATCTGTATTCGCAATCTTTTGGTCGTGTACTCTATTTGCTGCCATTGCTAACAAATAGGTTTCTAATAATCTTTCACCTGTTGCCAACTTATCAGGACCACCGCCTGCGTTAAATTGTCTTGGCGCAAAGTCACCACCTAATAAATCTCCATCCTTTTCTGCTATCACACCATACCCATCTTTTACTGGGTCCATTTCTTCGTTATATTTGCCTGGGATTAATCCAAGTATTAATGGATGTTGTGCCATTCTTCCATCAAGAAACATTCCATATACAAATGAATTTAATGGTGGGGGTGGATTGTTTGGATCGTAATTACCCGAAGCACAAATAGCCCAAGGTAAATCTTGAGTTGAAATATCAGAATGAGTACCATGAATACCGAACGCACGAACTTGAATCTTTCCTTCAAAAGATTTGTCTACGTTATTTTCCACAACTCCTACAAAGAAATGTGGTTGTCCTATTCCTGAACCGTCTGCTGTGTTCATTTGCCCGTTTCCCAATCAAATTTAACCATTGCTAATTCTGTCTTTAAATCAGTTCCACTTACATTGTGCGAAGTTGCATATATTAAATAGTAACCACTTAATCTTTTATTCTGTTTACCTTCTAATGTTGCATTAGGTTCTAATACACTTAAATCAATTACTTCGCCTGGCTTTATATCTAACCTACCACGAATAATAGCGGTACACATGTTTTCATTTAAATGATAATGATACGCTCTTCTATTTTGTATTATCTCTGTCATGTGTTGTTCACTACGAGGTACTTGGCCTGGTTTCTGTTCAAACCCAGCGGCTGACCAATCTCTATACACAACAGTCTGTGGTGAGTTTTCTTTTGTAAACGTATCTTTAATAAAACTCTCAGAATGTTTTAAACTTGTTACACCCCCAGCTTTACCTTGCATTCCTTTATACTTACTTTTCTTTTTAACGTAATCGTAATGAAAGTCTCTTTTCTTTTTTGTTGTGAAATCAATTTCCATTACTGAATTCTTATATGCACCGTTAGTTAAATCTTTTAATGTATTCACGTGATTAGAAGTAGTAAATTCAGACAGTGTTTCAATAATGACTGGACCTTGTAATGGATTACGATCAACGATAGGACTATATTTTAGTTTCTTTCTTTCAGTATTATTTGCTTGTTCTAATAACCATTCGTCAGTTACCCAATTATAACCATCAACTGTTTCAAAGAAACGAAAGGTAGATGATTTAGATTTATTCGTAAACGCTTTGGCACAAAGAAACCCCATTGCCTGTATTGGATTATAATCAGGAATGACAATTCTCATTTCTCCATCAGATGATTCAACATTAAACGTTCTGTTCTTTCCAATGTGTTTCTTAAAGTGTCTATAAAATAATTGTTTTGCGCAATAAGAAGCAGACTTAGAACGGAACGCAGTAATAACATTTTGAATTGTTGCTTGCCACGATGACTTTGTAATAAAGTTTAGTGTATATGCGTACTGATCACCGGATTCTTTTTGTATAGAAACGTTACTTATTTCTATTACCTGTAAATCTAAAAAGAGCTCTGTTTGTAAGTCGTGTGATTTAAGTTTAAGTTTTAAATTTTCTTCGGCGCGGATAGGTAAAGATGTTAATAGTCCAACACCATCTAATATATCAATAGACCCAGTGATTGTTCCTGCTGACATTGATTGCTGTAGATCAAATCTACCAATGAGACCAGTAATAGACTCGTGCTGTCCATCAGCAGTAAAAATATCTGCAGATTCAATAGTACAATATCCTGGGTTAAAAGTCTCTTGCATTATTCGCTTACACTATTACTTAATTCTTGCGTTATTTGATTTAAGTAGACATCATCGAATAAAAAGATTTCTTTCTTATTATCATTAAGTTGAGTTTCGTGATCGAAGACACGATAAGGAACCCAATCTTCAGGGATGATTCTCTTTACGATAATCTTTTGACCACGCTCGGTTCGCATTATCACTCTGTCTTCACGACGGAGGTAAATCGTTCGAAACGATTCTGGTGCTAATATAATATTATCTACTGCCATTTGTTATTCCTAAACCGTTTTAATATAGTACAGAATGTTATCATCAATGGTTTCGTTTTTTGTCCAATCAATAACATCTTCGCCAATTTTACCAGACTCTGCCGTATATTTATCTACCAAGTAATCATTAAATGTTTGTGCATCCATTGGCCACTCGTAATAAGGATCTATAATATTGTTTGCCATATACACCAGCCAAATATAATCGACAGATCCATAATATTCCAAAGCAACATCTTCTGCTCTTTGACCGTCTTTAACTGTATATGAATAATATAAGTATGGGTTATTTGCTACTGCTTTCATAAAAGAAGCTCGGCGAGTAATATCTCTTACCTTTCTTCCTTCATATCTAATGACTGGGAAATCTTGAAAATATTTGTAAGCCATTCTATCCTCCTGCGTTGTTTGCTACTGGTGCTGCTGCTGCTGTTGCCGTTGTCGTTGTCTCTTCCGGCACTGGAGGTATTGCTACATCTAGAGAGCCACCTGATGCACCACCATAATCTTCTGCTGTTTGAATCTCGAGTTCCATGAATGACATTGATATACTAATTCCCATAGGTACACCACCTTGTGCAATTGTTGGTGAGCTACCATTATCCGCGTAATTAATATCTATTCCTTTACACATACAAGCTTTAAATTTTGGATAATGCGATTCATCAACTCCTAAAAGATTAATCATTACAACAGAAGGATATTTTAAAAACGCTCTTGCTAATCCACCTTGTGTTTGTGCTGCTAAGTCCTCAGCGCCTTCGCCCGTCGGCACAAGTGATTGTACTGCCGGCAATATTTTGGTCTTAACTTTGTTTACAATATTTTTAATATCATTCGCTTCTTGAGAATTTGCTGGATATACTGACCAGGAGAACGCAAAGTTTCTTAAATCAACTCCACTAAAATGTAAAGTAGTAAGAGGATTTTGTACTGATCCTAGTGCAGTACCGATTGACTTTTCTCCAAGGCCTAATTGACCAAGTACACTTGTTCCTAAGGTACCAATTAATCTTTTAAACATTGCACCCGTACTTCCTTCACCACCTTCAAATATCTTTCCTGAAGCTACACCACCCGCTGCGTTGGCAATTGCCTCGCCCATATCTTTTGCTGCTTGAATAGGGTTGTCTGCCGCAGCAACTGCTTGTCCTGTAAGGAACTCTTCAATGAACCCTCGTTCAAAAGAACTTATTTGTACGCCTGTTGAGTCGGTTAATGTATTTGGGAATGGTAATTCTAAAACAAATGCAGATTTTTCTGTTGCTCTCCGCTGATTGGCAGTCGTCCACCTAGTACCACCACCTTCGCCATCGCCGGACAAGTTGCCAACCGGAGACTTTGATATGAATTCACCATAATCGTAATCTTTAAATATAAATTGAATACCGTGCGGGAACTGGCCACTAGGCCATTGAAGGCGATCTATTCCATCCCTGTTGTCCAATCTCGTTTCCAAGTTAGGTCTTGCCATAAATTTTCCTCAATAAGTTCCGACGAATCTTAATAAATATGTATATAGTTAATTTATTATTTATAACAGTAATCGGAAGTATATCATGGCATATAAGGGTAGATTTAGACCAAAACATCCTACAAAGTATAAAGGTGACCCTACAAAAATTATTTATAGGTCTTTGTGGGAGTTTAAAGTGTTTAAATGGATGGATCAACACAACGATGTGATATGGTGGCAATCAGAAGAAGTCATTGTTCCATATAGATCTCCAATAGATGGTAGAATACATCGGTACTTTCCTGATGTAATAGTACATAAGAAAGATAACTTGGGTAATCCTCAAACAATTATGATTGAAATTAAACCAAGTTCTCAATGTAGACCACCAGATCCAAAGAATAAGAATAAAACAAAGACAGGCAGAGTATCAAGAAGGTATTTAAATGAAGTTAAAGCATGGGGCGTTAACGACGCAAAATGGAAAGCAGCAAAGAACTTTTGCGCTGACCGAGGATGGCATTTTACAATTATGACAGAACATCATATTCCAGGAGCACGATAAGTGGCAACTTTATTTTCAGACATATTAGCAAAGGGTATACGACAAGGACAAATGCCTGCTCGTTCGCAAGCTGCGCGAGAGTGGTATCGTAATCAGGCTAAAACAAAAGCAGGTAAAGAAATTACCTCTGAGGCTTTATTAAGTACAAAAGATAAAGGAAGAGCAAAGACTCAATTACGTGGTGATTCTGTTTATGGCTCAATGTACTTTTTTGAGTACGATCCTAAACATAAAGATACTTTACCGTATTACGATCGGTTCCCTCTGATATTTCCAATAAATAAGGTAAAGGGTGGTATACTTGGAATGAATATGCATTATTTGCCACCGAAGATGAGAGCACAATTAATGGATGCGTTATATACAGTTTCTTCTGATAAGTCATACGACGAGAATACCGTATTGAATATTAGTTATAAGATATTAAATAGTTCTTCAAATCTTCGGTTCTTTAAACCTACGGTTAAAATGTATTTAGCCAAACAAGTTAGATCTAGGTTTATTAAGATTAACGCGTCCGAGTGGGACACCGCATTATTTTTACCAGTACAATCGTTTCAGAAACAAAGTCAAGGCGTTGTGTGGGCTGATTCAAGAAAGATTGCTAGGAGTTAAGAATGGCGTTTAATATTAGTAAATTTAAATCAACTTTTGAAGGTCTCGGCGGCCCAGCAAAGGCGAATCTTTTTGAAGTCATGATGACT